AAGTCAGTACAAGCACCAATTGTTTTGCCACAGGATGTACAAGAACTACAACTTGGTGGAGATGCTGTTATTCGTACAGCAAACCCAGCAGGTGTACGCCGTGTTGAACTTACGCTCCCACAGGGTGCATTTACAACACAGCAGGTACTTAACCAAGAACTGCGCGTTGGAGCGCGTTACCCTGAATCTCGTACGGGTAACATTGATGCTTCAATTGTCACTGGACAGGGTGTACAGGCTCTACTTGGTGCATTTGATACACAAGTTAAATCAGCACAGGCTATCTTCTCAGCAGCACTGCGTGATGTTATTGCGCTTTGCTTTGAGGTAGATGAAGCATTATTTAACGAAGAAAAAACAATTCGTGGTATTGATGCTGGTTCACCGTTTGCTTTAACTTATATTCCTTCAAAGGATATTAAAAAAGATTATTCTGCAGATGTAAGATACGGAATGTTGGCTGGATTGAATCCAGCACAGGGACTTATCTTTATGTTGCAGGCACTTGGAGGGGGACTTATCTCCAAGGACATGGCTATGCGTGAACTACCATTCGGCGTCAACGTGACTCTTGAACAAGAGAAAATTGAAATTGAAAAGATGCGTGACGCATTGGTTGGTTCATTAGCATCTATGGCACAAGCAATTCCTCAAATGGCTATGCAGGGACAAGACCCATCAGCACTAGTACGCCAGATGTCAGAAGTGATTAAGGCACGCAAGGCTGGCAAGTCTATTGAAGATGCCATTGAGGAAGTGTTTAAACCTGAGAATCCTCCTGCTGGCGCAGAGGCACAGTCTGAGCAACCTGTCCCCGCTGCTCCTGGTTCCGCTCCAGCAGGAGGCGCTCCAGTACCACAAGGGCGACCAGACTTACAATCAATTCTTAGCACTATGACTGGCGAAGGTCAGGGACGTAGCGCAGTACGGACAACTAGAGAACGAGCAGTCTAAGGAGTAAACCATGGCAACACCTCGTAAGAGAAAAGTACAAACAGTTGCTGATGAAAGTTATTCCAAGTTAGACCAATATTGCATTTGGTTAAATGAATACTACCGCTCTTTAAAGCGTGCTGGTTTCAGCGAAGACATGGCATATTGGTTATTAACAAACAAGGACTCATACCCTGACTGGGTTAACGGAGTCAAAGTAAAAGACATTATTGAACATATTGAAGATGAGGAGGACGAATAATGCCAAGAGGCGGATACCGTCAGCCTAACAACCCAGCACCTGTATCAGGTCCTGGTGCACTTTCACAGCGCACAGATGGTGGAGCAACAGAAGGTATGACACAACCACAACAACGATACACAGGATTTAACTACGGTGAAGGCGGAGAAATTGCTGCGCAACAAAGCAGCGCACCGCTTGCTGGTGCAGGATTTCCTGACTTTAAGTTTACGCCACTAGACGCTCCAACAGAGCGTCCTAATCAACCAGTAACTGCTGGTATTGATATTGGAGACGGTGGCGGTTCAGAGTTAATGGCAGGTATGCCTAACTATGCACCAACACTAACTGATACATTAAAGCGTCTTGCACAGTACGACCCATCAGGCGATGCAGAATTAATCTATAGACAACTACTTGATAACGGGTACTAATGCCTCAGTATATCAAACCTGTTGTTGCTGAAGTTTCACCTAACCTTTATGCTGCTGCTAAATCTGCGGGTTTATCTGGCGTAGAAAAAAACCAAGTAGAACAAATGAGTTACACGATTAAGAAGCATCGTGAACTTGCTAAACTTGGCACTGAGGGTGCACGCAAAGAGTTTGACCGTTTAGACCCAGGTATTCAAGACCAATTAAGATTTATGTACAAAGATGCGGAGTACATGCAGGAAGCACCTGATGCTGCTGACCGCGTTATGGGTGTAGTTAAAGGTGCTGCTAAGATTGCGGCTTCACCGCTTATTGGTTTATTTAAACTAGGTGGACAATATAACCGTTTAATTAATGCTCCTTATAAGGTTGCTCGTCAAGTTTCACAGGGTGCAGATTTATTTGCTGCTAAAACTTGGACTGATGCATGGGATGGTAAGAACCAGTATGACCAAGGTGCACTAACAGAAGCAACAAACTACTTTGGTAAGTTTGATGTTGAGGTAGCAAAAGGATTACTTGCTGGTAAGACTCCTGGTGAAATTGTTCAAGATTACGGCAGAGTAGACCCTAACCTACTTAACTCAATTAAAAAAGCCTACGATGACCCTGATGCTTTTAAGCAGGTTCTAGATGGTGTTAAGTATGCACAGGTTTCACCTGGTCGAGATATTGCTCGTATGCTTGACCGCAAGCCACCTTCAAGTGGTGTTAGCGGAAGCACTAAAAATATTTCTGGTGTTATTGATTTTATTTATCAGATTGCAGTAGACCCGCTTACTTGGATGACAGGTGGATTAAGCAAGGGTGTTACTAAGGGTGAGCGTATTGCTAACTCACTTACTGAAGCAATTAACAACGGCGTTCCAATTGAAAAGGCTGTTGAAACTACATTTAAAAATCCATTAGTATTTGAACTATGGGAAAAAGGTATTGGTCCTGCAATTAAAAGAGTTGCAGAGGCTAAGAATCCAGGTGACAAATCACTAGCAATTGATAACATTGCTAAAAACTTTCCAGGATACAATGACCCTAATGCTATTAAAACACTTAGCGAAGCCAAAGTATTTGATGCTGGCACAGCACAAAAGTTTTTCGAAGATGCTGGCAATTTAAATTTATTGCTTGCTGGTCGTGTTGATGGTGTAACCTACATGCGTAATGGCGTAGCAGTTGCTCGCACAAATCGTTTGATGTCTGATGCAATTACACGCTCACTTGATAATTTATTTAACAACATGAGCCGTACAGGTAAGGAACGCGATGAAGCGTTAACACCTATTACAGCAGCATTACTTAATACTGAAGATGCTTTACAGCGTTTAATTAATCCTAATGCTGACATGTCTGTTGTGTTAAAGGCTAATGAAGAAATTAAAGGTTGGAAAAGAATTGGGCAGATGGCTGCTCGTTCTCCACAAGGGCTAGAAGTACGCATTGGTGTTAATGCTGTTGATACTGCTGCTAATTTTACAGCACGTGCACGTCAGATTCTTCCTAAAGAAATGGCTCAAGCATTAACTGTACGATTCCTTGAGTCAACTGCTGATGAGCAAATTGTTATTTTGCGTAACTTAGATGCTGCAACCATGTACTCAATGGGTCTTGGTGGTAGCGTTAAGGGTGAAGATTTAATTATTAAAACACTTCAAGACAAGTATGGTGACAAAGCAGGCTTTGCAACTAAAAGAGACCTAGCAATTAACCCAGACCATGCTAAGTTTGCACCAGCAAACTCTGTACGTGAGTCCGAAACTGGATTTTTTGTTAACACAGAAGGTCCAATTCAGCCATACCAGTCAACTTGGGCTGTTGGTCCACTACCTTATGACATAATTGGTTCAACTGTATGGGAAATTAAGTCAAAGAAAAATATTGTTAATGCACTTGGTGGTGCAACACAGGGTAATTTCTCAAAAAAATTAGTTGATGCTTGGTCTATCTTAACTTTGTTCCCACGTTTAGGTGTGCGTTCTGCAATTGATGAAGCAACAATGTATTTGTTGTCTGCACCTAATAAAGATTTGCGTCATTTTGCATCTCTTGAAGGTTTGCGTTTAGGAAATATGTCTCGTGCCTCTACAGGTTCTAAGTCTGCTACAGGTCCAATTCGTGAAGGCATTCAAAAGGCTTTAAGTTTTATACCTAAGTCTGATAGACCAATGCGTATTGGCAAACAGCCACGTTATTCACACGAAGAAGCATTAACATTGCTAGACCGTCAGAATATTCTTGAGGCTAAGGCTCTTGAGTTGGGTGTTGACCCAGTAATGTTGTCTAGTTTAGAAAAGCGTCAGGCTATTTCTGAACATGTGTCTCAAATGTATGGTCGTTACGTTGACCCTGAATCTGCTGGTTATTTAATGCAGGCATTTATTCACTCACCTGATGCCCTAAACTCTATGGCTTCTTCATTAGTTGCTGCTAGCGGTATTTCTGGTCGCTATGGCGATGAAGTTGCTGCATCAGTTATTACGCCATCTATGCTTGACATGGCTTTTGAGCAACTTGGTATTAAAATGGGCAAGGGCACACGTACCATTGACACTGGTATGCTGTCAGAACAAGAAGCAGCGCTAGCGCATTTTGAAAAATGGTTTAAGATGCTTGCTGGTAACAAGGCTAAGTTAACAGATGAACGTACGCTTAACCCAGCAGATATATTTTTTAGATACAATGCACTTAAGCCAGGTGAGATTGACCCTCGCACTGGTAAAGAAATGATGGAACTAGCATTAGATGCTGGTATGACTAAGGTTGGTTTTGAGTTTAGCGACTTAACTAAGACTTGGGTTATTAAAGATGAGAAGGCTGTTAGAGCGTTTCTTGAACGCTCCATGTACACAGTACAAGCCCGTGCTAAAGGTTTAGATGATGAACAAATTGTACGTGGTCAGTTGTTCCGCATGTTTAGTGATATGTATGAGACTTTTCATGGCGATGCAAACAAGTTTAATGAGACACTGCTTGGTGTAGTTAAAGACAGTTATCGTCAACTACAAAAGATGGCTACTGATAGTGGTCGTGTTCCTTCATGGAATGAAGCAGTTGCTCGTATTCCGCTAGATGAGTTCCAAGATGCTAGCAAGGGTTTCCGCATTAGCGGACCCATTAATACTGAATTAGCATTTGGTGACTTTGATATTGAGTCTGTATTCAGACGTTACGGTAATACTATGATGGATATGATGGATAAGCAGGTAACTGGTATCTTTCGTCAGCCAGCAATCATGGTTACATATGCTCAACTTCGTAAAAAGTATGCAGGCATTGAGCGTGAGTTTGTACGCCAACAAGTAAAGAATGAAATGGGTCCTTTTGCTGGGGCTACACAAAAGCAGATTGACGCTGTTACTGAAAAGTATAGAGCAATTGCAGAAAAACGATTTACTGAATTAGCAGTGCGTGAGGCAGCAGATACTATCCTTAAGTTTGCTGATAACCCTAAGATTCGTTCTAACTTTTCATTTAGTCTACGTACTGTAGGTCGTTACTACCGTGCAACTGAAGACTTCTATCGCCGTCTTTACCGCTTGAAGGATGTTGCACCACGTACGCTATATCGTTTGCGTTTATCTAACGTAGGTCTTGAGGCTAGCGGTGCTGTTTTTGAAGACCAGAATGGCGAGCCATATGTAGTAATGCCTATGGACAACGTAATCTTTAAGGCAACTGATGGTGCGTTCCGCGCACTAACAGGTAACTTAGGATACAGCCAGCCATTGTTTAACGAGTTTACATTTAAACTCCGTATGGTTAACCCATCATTCTCACAAGATGCAGGTCTTCCTACACTATCTGGTCCTATTGCAGGACTAGGTGTTATTGCTGTAAAGAACTTATTGGGTACAGTACCAGGCAAGATTCCATTTGTTGGTGGTCAGATACAGCCATATGCACAGCAGTTAGGTGAGAGCATTGATACATTTGCGCTAGGTAGCATCGGCGATAACGTAGATGTTTTCCGTGCTGTAGTACCTGCTTCATTGCAGCGTGTATGGGCAGGACTTGGTATTGATGAAAAGTCTCGTCAACAGACGACTGCTGCTATGCAAGCGGTTGCTTATAATGCAGCAAATGGCATAGGTATTGACCCTAATGCTAGCGATTTAGAGAAGGCTAAGTACCTAGATAACATTCGCATCTCAGCACACAACGTGTTGTTTATGCGTCACTTCTTAGGACTATTCTCACCAGTTGCTCCTACAACTATGGAAACCGTAGGCGTTCCTGACTATATTAAGGAAACAGGTATTACTAGCCTGCGTTCAGAGTTCTTTGATATTCTTAATGGAATTACTGCTGCTAATCAGGGTGACATTGCAGACCCATATGAGGCTGCATTGGCTACATACATTGGCAAAAACCCAGGCAAACTTATCTACACAGTGTCTCGTGAAGACAAGCAGACCAGAGTTCTTATTAAGAACACAGATAAGTTAAAGGACTGGGGCATTAGAAATGCCAAATTAGTAGAGCAGTATGGCGAAGCAGCCTACATTTTTGCACCGCAAATTGGTGACTTTAATGCTGCTACATATAATTGGATTCAATCAGCAGGACTTGTTAAAAGCAAAAGCCTTGAAAAGTATTACAAGGATTTGCAGACAGCAGAAGACAAGCAGAAGTATTATGACATTGCACGTCAGGAAAAAGAAATCCTAGCGGAAATGTCAGACCCACAACTGCGTGCTAATGTTATTAAAGCGGCAACGCAGCAGCGTGCTGCACTTAAGGCTAACAATCCATTGCTTAACTCAGCGCTTATTGGTGAGGGTAATACCATTGGTAATGAGCAAGTGCTAATGAATAGCGTAGAGCAAATGATTAGCAACCCTGATGTAAAGATTAATGCAGCAACACGTCAGCGTATGGCACTAGCCATCAAAATGATTCGTGAGTTTATTGCGTTCTCTACTGACCCAGAACTAAAGAATGTTAACAATGCACCACAGTTAAAGGCTGCACGCAAGGCACAGATTGAGGCTGACTTGAATGAATTAATGCTAGGCGACCTGTATGTAACAGAAGCAAACCGAGCAATCTTTAGGTCAATTCTTAATTTCTATTCACGTGATTCATACTATGCTTATAAGGAGTTAAAGTAATGGCTAAGTATTCAGATGATGCTAAGTACGTTAGCGCCTATAATAGAGCATTAGCAGCAAGTAATAAGGCTAAAGGTTATCTTGCGGAATTAAACAAGGCTAAGCCTGGTACTCCTAAACACACAGAACTTAAGGCTAAGTATGATGCTGCTAAGGCTGCTTTTACGGCAGCAGAAGATGAGCGCATTAAGCGCAAGCAGGAAATTGATACTGCTGCAAAGAATGAAAAAGCAGATAAGACTGCCGCAAAAGAAAAGACTTCAGCAAAGGCTGACATTCCTCAACTTGAGTTTCAAGTACAGGCTGCTAAAAATGCTGGTGATAAGGCTGCTCAGGCTGCCGCTGAAGCGGCACTTAAGGCTGCTAAAGATAAGGCTGCTGGTATTAAACCACCTGCTCCAGATAACGAAACCGTTGTCAAAAAAGATGGGTTAGAAGAAGTAGCAAATAACAAGTTTAAAGACTACACAATTAACAGTGATGGTTCAGTTGTTGGAAAAGGTGGAACTCGTTCGTTTTTTATTAGCGTAAAAAATGCAGATGGTACATCTACTCTGCAAGAGTATAAAAGCGTAGCCACTGCTCGTGACGCATTTCTTAAAAACTACTCAGCACCAGGTGCATTAGACAAACTAAAGCAACAGTTGCGTTCTAGAAATTACATTTCTGCATCACAAGCAAAAAGCGATGACTGGATTCGTGGTCTTGATGACATGTTGGGTGATTACACCCGAGATGCAGTTAGTGCTGTTAAATATGCTGGTGCTAAAGAAGCACCATTAATTGATGCATGGTTTGCTAAGGCAAGTGGTGGTTCAGGTACAGGAGAAACCAGCAAGGCTGGTACCTGGAAAGATACAGACCTTGACCTAACTACTGTTGGCGATGCATACAGAGAAATCAATGATTACATGATTGATGCTGTAGGTAGAGAAGCAACTCAAGAAGAAAAAGCCGCTTACTATGCAGACATTAACAAGCGTGAGAAAGCATCAGCAGTTAAGACGGTTGACGTGCGAGATGCAACTGGAAAGATTACAAACACTACACGCACAGGCGAGTTTGTTACACAAGAAGAACGCCTTAACGCTAAGAACGCTATTGTTATTAATGCCCTAAAGGGCACAGATGCAGGTGAACTACTTAAGGCTGCTAAGGGCAGCCAAGTTGCTATTCAGATTGGTGCACTGCAAAAGGCTAGTGCCGAATACGGACAGCCAATATCTGCTGGCGAAGCACTTAAATATGTCATTGATGGCGGTCCTGAAAAGGATTCAATTAAAAAGCAAACAGAACGTATGCGTCTTAACGCTATGACTATGTACGGAAACCTTAAAGACCACATCAGAGATGGTGGAAATGTTAAGGACATTGCAGACCAGTACGCTTTAATTAAGGCTAAGAAACTAGGTATACCTGTAACAGATGCGTTTAATGATAAAGATGTTAAAGCAGCATTAACTAAAGACGGTGGTCTTATGAGCACCGCAGAGTTCGCAAGACAGATGCAAGCAAACCCACTATGGCGTCAGACAGATGAAGCACGAGATATTGCTTCTGACTTTGCTAACACCATACTTAAGTCGTTTGGATTCATGGGCTAATGGCGCGTAAAGATAAAGATACAGGTATCGTTAAACCTACTCCAGTAATTGTTGATGAAAGAACAAAGGCTGCGGGTATGCGTGCTGCTGCAGCAAGCGCAGCCACAATGGAAACAAAAATTGCTGCTATGTCTCCTGCTGCTCGTGCGGCTGCTGCCGCATCTAAGGCTAGTTGGACTGCAGACCTTGACCCATATACAACGGCTATTGTTCCTGGTACTGGATTAACTCAAGCACAAATTGACACACGTAAATCTGCTGCTGGTGTATCTGCAAGCATTAACGAATCTTATGGCAGTCTTGGTATTAAGTCTACTGTTGACCCGCTTACTGGAAAAATTACTACAAAATCTCCAACAGGTGAAGACCTTGGAAGTCCTAGTCCTATTGAAGAAAAAAAGATTATAGAAGAAAAAAAGATTGTAGAACCAGAAAAGAAAGAAATTAGCGATGCTACTCGTGATGCGTTTGCTGCTCTTAAAGACTTGTTTGCATCATATGGGCTTGAAAGTTTAGCAGGTGAAATTTCTGATTACATGGCACAAGGACTTACAGCAGGTGAGGCTTTGATTAAGTTAAAGACTAACCCTAGTGGCGCTTATGCTAAGCGTTTTGCTGGTAACTTTGCTCGCGTAAAGAATGGTCTTAATGCTATTTCTGAGGCTGCATATATTGGTCTTGAAAACTCATACGCTTCAACACTTAAAGCATATGGTTTAGGTAACATGGTTAGCCTTAATCGTGACGACAATTACAAAAAGTTTGCTGACTATATTGCAGGAGACATATCTGCCGATGAGTTTAAGGACCGCGTAGACACAGTTGTTACCCGTGTACAAAATGCAGATGCATCAATTAAGTCAACACTTAAGGCTTTTTATCCTGAGATTACTGATGCTGACCTAATTGGTTACTTCCTTAATCCAAAGGAAAACTTGCCTAAGTTGCAGGAAAAGGTAACGGCATCTGAAATTGGTGCTGCTGCTACAGGTATGGGTCTTGCTACAAATGTAGGAACAGCAACTGACCTTGCTAAATACGGTGTAGACCAGAAAGAAGCCCGTGAGGGTTACTCAACTATTGCTGGCATATTGCCAACTGCTACAAAACTTGGTGATATTTACAATCAGGCTGGCGTTAAATACGCACAGGCTGAGGGTGAAGCCGAAGTATTTAAGGGTAATCAAGATGCAGCAACTAAGCGTAAGCGCTTAGCCTCTATGGAACGTGCCGCTTTTAGCGGCAGTTCTGGTACAGGACAGTCAAGCCTAACAAGAAGTACACAAGGCTTACTCTAAAAAATAGAATCCAGAGCGGACCCACCAGCCCCGCCTGCGTATAAGACTGGTAGCAGAAGCCAGACGGTATTCCCCAATGCCGAACCTGTGGTCTGCGATTCAACTAATGAGATGGGAGAACGGTTGCTATGAGCAACAACTACTGGGACGAAGACGAAGACGACATCGATACAACTCCAAACACTGATGAAGGTGCAATGAAACAATTGCGCAAGGCTAAGCGTGCGGATGAAAAGCGTATCAAGGAGTTAACCGAGCAACTTGAGACATTCACAAAAGCGCAACGTGAAGCGGTTATCAAGAAAGTCCTAGAAACAAAAGGCGTAAGTCCTAAAGCGGCACGATTAGTAGCACGAGAGATTGAAGGCGACTTCACAGAAGAGACAGTTTCTAACTGGCTTGATGATAACGCTGATGTCTTTGGGCTACAAGTGCAGCAGGAACAGCCTGCAAACACCCTTGACCGTGCTGCATTGCGTCAGCAGGACATGGTAACACAGCAGGCGATGACGCCTGATGCCGACCAAAATCTGGCATACCAAGTAGACAACGCTTCGGAAGAAGAACTACTTGCCATGATTTATTCAGGCAAAATTAATTAACAACAACCGAATCTAATACCCTCATAAGGAGGTGCAATAAATGGCTAATGCATATACAACCACAGGCTCCAACTCGCTTGGAGGTACCGTTGGTGGTGCTGGTCTCGTACAAAAGGCGTATGACCGTCTTGTCGAGTTCGCACTCCGTGCACAACCACTAATCCGTTCAGTTGCCGATAAGACACCTGCACGTCAAAGCATCCCTGGTTCATCAGTTGTTTTGCAGCGTTATGTTGACTTGACAAAGAAGACAGCAACACTCACAGAAACAGTTGACCCAGATGCAGTAGCGTTGGCAACACCAACCTACACAACAATTACTCTTGCAGAGTATGGTAACGCAGTACTTGTAACACGTGCGTTGGAACTATTCAGCCTTGCTGATGTAGACCCAGCAATCGCTAACATTATTGCGTTCAACATGGCAGACTCAATTGACGAAGTTGCTCAGACAGTGCTACGCGCTGGAACAAACGTACTTCGTGGCGGAACTGCTACATCTCGCGGAACAATTACATCATCTGATGTATTTACTTCAGCACTTGCACGTAAGGCAACTGCAAAGTTGCGTTCTGAAAAGGCTATCCCTCGCAAGGGTTCACTATACTGGGCTGGTATCCACCCAGAAGTTTCACATGACCTTCGCGCCGAAACAGGCGTAGGTTCATGGCGTCAGCCACACGAGTATCAGTCAAATGATGCTATCTGGGCAGGCGAAATTGGTACATACGAAGGTGCTTTCTATGTAGAGTCACCACGTCTGTACTCAGACAAGTTAGGTGCAGACCGCACAGCACTTGCAACTACAGCAGTAACTGTAGCAGCAGCATCAGCAGCAACATCATTTGGTATTGCTTCTTCTTCTGCTATCGCTACATCTGCACAGCCAGGAGATAAGATTTCAGGAACAGGCATTGCGTCTGGTTCTCTTATCGTATCTATTACAACAGATGGTTCAACATCAACAGTTACTGTTGATACACCATTCTCTGCTGCAGTCACATCGACTACAACAATCACTGTTACACCTGAGACAAAGGTATTCAATACCTACTTCGCAGGACAGCAGGCATTGGCTGAGGCAGTTGCCGAAGAGCCACACGTTGTAATCGGACCTGTCGTTGACAAGTTGATGCGTCACCGTCCACTCGGATGGTACGGCGTACTTGGTCACGCTATCTACCGTGAAGAGGCGCTTTACCGCGTTGAGACTTCTTCATCAATTGACTTTGTGTAAGCAATAGTTAACTGACGACAGAGCAGGGGCAGCAATGTCCCTGCTTTGTAGTAAGTCAACTAAGGAGACTAATGACTAAGTATTACTTAAATCCTCCTACGGAGGAATACGGTCCAGCAGGCGGTGGACGTTTGTTTATCCGCTATCGCTTGACACGAGGCATCAGTCTTATGCGCAACAACGGCGTTTGGTCTGAGATTAGATTCCCTACTGAAGACATCATAAGAGAAGCCGACAAGTTTTATCTTGGCGGTAGTGAATATGAAATTGATTTAGGTACATATGATTCCTTGGTAGCACAAGGGTACGGGGCATACGTAAGGACGGAATAATGGAGCATCAGCATATTAGCAAGGTGCTTGAATGGGGATTCAGTGCAGACCACAACTTTGAAGTAGCCCTATGGGGTTGCGTGTTGTGCGACATAACATCAGATAAACCATTTGAGTATGAAGAAATTTCAATTGACCACACTCAGTGTGATGATGATTGTTTTGGTTGCAAGGCTAAAGGTTTGCAACTAGCAACAGGAGATGCAGCAGGCAACATTGTTGCTAGCGGTACTACTCAGAAAAAATGGGACAAAGAGTTGGCTTTCTATAAAGAGGCTAGAGCACAAGGGGTACAACCTGAAGGCACTTCTCGCAAGGCTATAGAAAAGGCATTAGATGCATCAGCGGTTTTAAACAAACCTTACAATGCCGAAAAGATGCCTAAAGCCAAAGATGTAACTAAAGAAACCGTAGCAGTAATGAAAGAGATAGGTCAAATCTAATGGCAGCAAAAAAGAAGGCAGCCTCAATGTCAATGAAAAAAGACATGAAGCAAGATGCAAAGATGATGAAGGGCATGAAGCCAGCGCAGAAGTCCGCCTTCAAGAAGGCTGACAAAAAGATGGATGCTAAGCGACCTACCGCTAAAGCAGACATGCGTATGGACATGGCTCTTCGCAAGCGTATTATGGCAAAGAAGGGTAAGTAATTATGTGCACAGCATGTGGATGTAAGGATACAGCAGTAACTATTGACGCACCAGTGCGTAACAGTACAAAGCCAGCAGCAGGAGCAATCCCTGGCTACACACAGGGTTCATCAATTGGTGGACAAGAACTTCATCGCTCAGATGCAAGTGTCATTAAGGGTTGGAATGTTCCAGCACCATACGGAAAAGGAAAGTAACAATGGCTAACGAATACATGAAATCAAATGAGACAGCAGCAGGTCTTGTTATTCCTGCAAAGGTACGTAAGGCTGCAACAGATACATCATCTGTAAACAAGGCTCAGTTTATGGGCGGAGTAGGTCCAGCAGTAGCACCTATGTCAGCACCACGCTCAGGCAAGGGTACACCTAACGGACCTGCACAGGTTATCAAGGGTGTGTACACACAGCCTGAAGGCGGACGCAGACCGTAATGGCTACCGCTAAGAAAGCAGTTGCAAAAGGTTCAGTTGCTAAGACATTTGATGTAAACAAACTAAAGCCAAAGATGACTCCGCAAGATAGGGCAATGCTTAAAATCTTGCAGAACAAATATGGCAAAGACGTTTATAAAGGATAACAATGGCAAAGGGCATGGGCTTCAAAGCCGCACAAAAGAGCATCGCAAAGAAGAGCGGTGTATCAATGAAGTCTGCTGGTGCAATCCTCGCATCCTCTACACGCAAGGCAAGCCCAGCAGCAAAGAAAAAGAATCCGAATCTGAAGAAGGTTAAGTAATGACAGACCCTAGACTAAAGCGAGCAGGAGTGTCAGGTTTTAATAAGCCTAAGCGCACACCAAACCACCCAAAGAAAAGCCACGTAGTTGTGGCTAAAGAAGGTAGTACGGTCAAGACTATTCGCTTTGGTCAACAGGGCGTTACTGGTGACCGTCAGCCAAGTAAGCGACAGGCTTCATTTAAAGCCCGTCATGCTAAGAACATTGCTAAGGGCAAGATGTCGGCTGCATACTGGGCGGATAGAGTCAAATGGTAGCAAAGAAAAAATCCACAGTTAACTCTGCTGGTAATTACACAAAGCCCGCTATGCGTGCTTCTTTGTTTAAGAAAATCAAGGCTGGCTCTAAGGGTGGAGACCCTGGTGAGTGGTCTGCTCGTAAGGCTCAGTTGCTTGCTACTCAATACAAAAAAGCAGGCGGAGGCTACAAGTAATGGCACTAGCCAAATCACAAGAGTCACTTAAAAAGTGGACTGCACAAAAATGGAAGACTTCTGATGGCAAACCATCTAAAGGCAAGAAAAGATATTTGCCAGAAAAAGCATGGAGTTCTTTGACTGCTGCAGAAAAAGCAGCAACTAATAAAGCCAAGGCTTCAGGTAATGCAAAGGGCAAACAGTTTGTAAAACAACCTAAGCCTATTGCTAAAAAAACAGCAAAATACAGATAAGGTAGATAATGACAGTATATGGAACTGCAACTTACAATGGTACTAGTTATACCCTGTATGGTTTTCCTGGGTCTACACTTCGTGACGAACTCAATCGCCTTGCTAATGGCGGGGAGTATCCACCGCTTACAGAATACAAAGATGAAGACGGAGCGGTTAACGACTGGGTTGGAACACCAGCAGGTACACCTCTAGCATCTGCTCTTAATCTTAAGTCTGACCCTAATCGTGCATACACGGCATACAAGGGCAACAACGCTGCTGCATGCGAAATTGCTGGTATTACAGACCCAGCCAAATACATTGAAATTGTTACCGCACTAAGAACGGTTGCTTCCTAATGACAACACTAGACAATTTAATTGATGATGTACAGATAGACCTTGCAGGTTTTACGTACCGTCAAGACAGAGTAACTTACCTAGTATCTGCTGCTACCAGTTCAGACCTAGTACTCAATGTTGCTACCACCGACAATATTGCCAAAGGCATTATTGAAATTGACAATGAAATGATGTGGGTAGATTCTTATGACCGTCAAGCAAATACTGTTACTATCGCTCCTTTTGGTCGCGGATACAATGGCACTACTCCTACTGCTCACGCTACTAACACAAAAGTAGTTATTACCCCTACCTTTCCACGTCAAGTGGTTAAGCGTGCAGTCAACGATACAATTGGTGCAGTATACCCAAAGGTATTTGCAACTGGATATACAGGCGTAACATTTTTGGCTAGCCGCACAACATACGCAGTACCACAAGAAGCAATTCAAATTCTTTCAATGGCATGGCAATCAGTAGGACCAACAAAGGAATGGTTACCAGTTCGTCAATGGCGTTGGGACCCTATTGCTTATCCATCAGCATTTCCTACAGGCAGAACTGTATCAATCTATGACAACGTACTTCCAGGTCGTACTATAAATATTGTTTACTCACACATGCCAGTTGCATTAGAAAATGATTCAGATGATTTTGAGACTGTATCGGGACTACCATCTTCAATGAGAGATGTAATTATATATGGCGCTGCATGGCGTTTATCCTCATACCTTGACCCAGCACGTAACTCTATTACTACACCAGCATCAGATGAACTTGACACCAAGCGTCCATATGGCACAGGCACCACAGTAACAAGAAACTTACAGACGTTGTATTTACAACGCCTTGAAGAAGAATCCCTGAAGCAGAAACTTCAGTTCCCTACCCGCGTCCACTATTCACGATAGGCGAATAAATGACAGTACGTAAGTATACCTCCCGTTCACAGCAAACAACACTGTCATCAGCAGTTACCTCTGGTGCTACTGTTATCCCAGTAACTAACGCTTCTACGTTACTTGCTGGTACAACTATCTCTGCTGGTCAAACCTTTGTGGTTGTTATTGACCCAGATACAGCCCTTGAAGAAATTGTAGAAATTACCTCTGCGTCTTCTAATAACCTGACAGTAACTCGCGCTGTTGATATGTCTGGTGCATCAGCACAAGACCACTCATCAGGTGCTGTAGTACGTCACATGATTATTGGACGTGACCTTCGTGAATCAAACCTACACATTGAAGCAACTGGTGCTTACAATGATGGTACTGGCACTCACGCTATGCACGGACTTGGTTCATCAGATGGTGTGGTAGTTGGTACTACTGCTACTCAGACACTTACTAACAAGACTCTTACATCACCAATTCTTACTGGTGCTGGTGTAGATGCAAGTATTGTATTTGAAGGTGCAACTGCAGATGCTCATGAAACTACACTTACCGTAGCAGAGCCAACTCAAGACAACACAATTACATTGCCTAATACATCAGGTACTGTAGCAATTCTTGATGCTACTCAAACTTTAACTAATAAGACATTAACTACAGCAACTCTTGGTTCTGCTCTTAATGCTGGTGCTTTTAAGATTACAAATCTTGCAACACCAACAGATGCTAGTGATGCAGTACGTAAAGATTTTGCAGATGCTCAAGTTGCTGCTGCTGCTACATCTGCTGCATCAGCGGCGGCTTCTGCCACCGCTGCTGCTACCAGCGCTACAAGCGCTGCTGCTTCTGCTACTACTGCTGCTGCTTCTGTAGCCAGTATACTCTCAGCCGCAACAAGTGCAAGTAACTCTGCTAGCGCGGCGGCAACTTCTGCTACCAGCGCTGCAGCCTCGGCTACGGCTGCTGCTACAAGTGCTACCAGTGCCGCTGCAAGCGCCACTACAGCCTCTAACTCGGCTTCTACGGCTACTACACAGGCTGCTGCAGCCGTTGTCTCAGCAACCTCTGCAGCCGCTTCTGCTACCGCAGCAGCCACGTCTGCTACATCTGCTGCTGCATCAGTATCTGCCGTGGCTACATCTGCAGCCTCTGCTTTAACTAGTCAAACCGCTGCTGCTACTTCGGCTACTTCTGCTGCAGCGTCTCAGACGGCAGCAGCGACCTCAGCCTCAAGTGCTGCTACCTCAGCATCTAGTGCTGCAACTAGCGCATCATCTGCTGCTACAACTTATGACAACTTTGATGACCGTTACCTTGGTAGCAAGTCAACTGCTCCTACTGTAGACAATGATGGCAATACACTTCTTGTGGGTGCTATTTACTGGAACGATGTTCTTAATGCTATGTATGTATGGTCAGGTACTGTATGGGTACAGATTGCAACAACATCTGTTTACACAGCGCCTACTCTTGGTAGCACAACTATTGCATCAGGTACAACTTATGCAAATGTATCTGGATTAACTATTAACTCAACTACTATACCAACATCTAAGACATTAGTAGTTACTACAGATAAATTAAATGTTCTTGCTGCAACAACTTCTGCAGAATTGGCTGGTGTTATTTCTGATGAGACTGGTTCTGGTGCATTAGTATTTGCTAATACGCCAACACTGGTTACTCCAGCATTAGGTGTAGCAACTGCTACTAGTATTAATGGAACAACAATTCCATCATCTAAAACTTTAGTTGCTACAGATTCAACTCAATATGTAGTGCCAAGTCAAACTGGCAATTCAGGTAAATATTTAACTACTGACGGAACAACTGCTTCTTGGGCAGTAGTTGACGTAACTTCAATTCAAGACAACTATATCCTCGTCCTTATGGGCGCAATCTAAGAAAGGCGTAGTAACTAATGGCTACCGTATCAAAGACCCTGGCTCGTACAGCAGCAGCAACATCAAACACTACTCTATACACAGTCCCATCCTTAACTACAACTGTAGTAACTGACATTGTTGTGACTAATACTGCATCATCTACTTCTAATTTTACTTTAAGTTTTAATGATATTGTTTTTGCACAGAATGTAACTGTTGGAGCCTATGACTCAACGGTTGTTCAGGTAAAGCAACCTCTTGCCGCTGCGCAAACAATTAAAGGTTTAGCGTCTGCAACAACAGTTAACTTCCACATTGGCGGAGTGGAGATTGCATAGTGTCAGTCTACAAACTTTCTAATGCAGGTGGATTGAAAGCAAAAACTGTATACACTTCTTTCCTTGCAGGAAACTCTACGTATGTTCCCCCATTTGTACCTAGTGGTGCTTATGATTCTATTGCTACAACAACAGTTGGAACAGGTGGTGCGTCTACTATTACTTTTAGTTCTATCCCTCAAACTTACAAACACTTACAGTTGCGTATTCTTGTTCAAGGAACATCATCTTTTGATTCTCCATTTTTACCAGTTCAACTTAACGGAGTTACCGCTGCATCTTATGCTTTCCATAGGTTCTGGGGTGATGGCTCAACTGCTACTTATCAAACATCAGCCAATCAAAATTACATTGTTCTTCCAAGATTTGTTGATACTGGAAATGCAGGTTACGCAAACAAGTTTGGAGCAATGATTGTAGATATTGCGGATTATTCAAGCACAACTAAAACTAAAACAATTCTTGCAACAGGTGGATTTGACTCAAATGGTGCTGGTCAAATTGGTTTTAATTCTGGGTTGTTTAACAACACTTCAGCAATTACATCTATAACTTTTGACACTTCTGGTGTAGCGCAATATTCACAATTTGCTTTATACGGAATTAAGGGAGATTAATTATGCCAGCAGGAAATACATATGTTGCAATAGCAACACAGACTCTTGGGTCTGCAGCAGCCTCAGTTACCTTTAGTTCTATTCCAAGTACCTATACTGATTTGGTATTAGTGGTTTCAGCACAAAACACGTCTTCATTAAACAATGGTCAAATTACTTTTAATGGCGACACAAGTACAAATTATTCAGGAACTTATCTGCAAGGAAATAGTTCTAACCCATCAAGCGGTAGAGTTACAAATACTAGTAATGCTTATACAATGGAATTTACATCTACTGGTTTATCACCTTTAATTACAAATATAATGAATTATTCAAATACTACTACTTTTAAAACTTTACTACAAAGAGGTGGTTCTGCTAGTGATAGAACTGCTGCTTGGGTAAACCTTTGGCGGTCAACATCTGCTATTACAAGTTTATCTATAGCAACTTTTGGTGGCAATTTTGCGACTAATTCAACCTTCTCTCTATACGGAATTGCGAGTGCTTAACTATGTCTGATAATTATATTCTTTTAGAAAAGATTACTGTTGGCGCAGCGGGCGCATCTTCTGTGGTATTTTCTAACATTCCTCAAACTGGGTATACAGACTTAGTTATTAAAGGTTCTGTTAGAACAACACAAGCAGCAACTTACGGTGTACTTGGAATACGACCTAATGGTAGTACTTCTAATTTAACTGGTATAAGAATGTACGCTGGTGATGGTAATGTTTATTCCGATAATACAGTTACACTTGCTCTCATAAGTGGTGACTCTACTGGAGCAAATATATTTGGACCTTTCGAAACATATATTGCAAATTATGCAGGTTCAAGTTTTAAAACAATTACAACATACGGCACAGGCGAAAGGAACCAAACAAACGATACGTATATGAGCGCATCTACTATTTTATGGTCAGATACTGCAGCAATTACTTCAATAGAATTAACACCTGGTGCTGTAGGATTTATTGAACGTTCAACTTTTTACCTTTATGGCGTTGCAAAACTAGGTTCCACTCCTGCTATTGCACCTAAAGCAACAGGTGGAAGTATAATCGAAACTGACGGTACTTACTGGTACCACGCATTCCTCTCATCGGGAACATTTACTCCTGTTGAGGCTTTATCTTGTGATGTACTTGTAGTAGCAGGTGGCGGTGGAGGTGGTTATTACAACGGTGGCGGCGGTGGTGCTGGAGGATTACAAGCATTTACTAGTCAATCTATATCAAGCAGTAAAACAATTACTATTGGTGCAGGTGCGCCCGCACCTGCTGGTTACGTTGATTCATTAAATGGCAACGATTCAACATTTCAAGGTTTAACCGCCTCTGTTGGCGGCGGCGCGGGTTCAAGTTATTACACAAAGCCTTCACAAGTTGGCGGTTCAGGCGGTGGTGGTGGAATGGATTACAACACCACTGGTTCAGCAGGAACAGCAGGTCAAGGTAATGCAGGTGCAAACGGAAACGGAACAACAGTTGCTGGCGGCGGTGGTGGAGCGGGTGGTGTTGGTCAATCGGGCGCAGCAGGTGGAGCAGGCGGTGTTGGTTCATCAACTTACTCTTCTTGGGGGTCAGTAACAGGCACAGGTCAAAATGTCTCAGGAACTTATTACTATGCAGGTGGTGGTGGTTGGTTAACAGGTGGCTCAGGTGGTGG